CCTGTAGATGATATTATTGGGGTCACCCTTATATTTCTGTGGGTTTTTCGGTCTAAATCTTCCTTTATTTGACATAAATACTATCTAGTCAATCTAACAGGAATCTTCATGGCATTTTTCGGTCTTTCAGACATACGTTTCAACGATATTGAACCCAGAAAATTTGGTGCAGATGGCCTTGCTGCACTGGAAAGAACACCCTTTGAGAAAACTACTTTAAAGTATCCTTTGACAGTTGGTTCTGCTGATAAAGGACACTACATGGTATTCTTTGTTCGTGAACAGAAGAATACAAACTTTAAAGTAAATGATCGTCCTGGTGGACAATCATGGGATGCTCAACAAGAAATCGATATACAAAAACAACTGAGTGAAGGACGAAATGCTGGTGGTGGTGGTGGAATTGTAAAGACAAATCCATCTTTTGCTGATGTCGTAAATAATAAGTTGTCTACTTATTTAAATCAGGGCACAAGTGTAATTAAACAAAAGTTTGGAACTGGTGGTAAGTTGGGTAAGATTACTGGCGCAGTTGAGGGATTCATTGCAGGTCCTCCTGCACCAACAAGAGAAGAAAAAGTAGACACGGCAATTGAAAGATCAGTAAAAGCAATTATTGATAAATCACCTTTTGAGTTTATGAACTCAACTAGACTAACAAGTGATGCAATTGCTTTGTATATGCCAGATACAATTAATTTTGACTCTGAGCAAAATTATTCCGAAATGAGACCTGGTGAAGAACTATTAGGTCAAGCATTGGCTGCTGCTCCTGAACTATTAAGTATTTTTAGAAATGGTGGTGAAAATAAAGCACAAGCATTAGTAAACGCTGCCAAGAAATCTGGTTTAGCACAAAAATTTGGTGAAGCAGCATTAGAAAAGCTTGGTGTTGGTGGTTCTGTTGGACGACTTGGATTATTTGCCGCAACTGGTCGTGTGACAAATCCCATGCTAGAACTTCTTTATAGTTCTCCTACTCTTCGTACATTTCAATTTGAGTTTTTCTTTTATCCAAGAAGTGAACGTGAAGCATATGAAGTACAAAGAATAATAGAACGTTTTAGATTTCATCAAGCACCCGAACTGGAAAGATACCCAAACTCAAAAACACAATCGGGTCTATTAATACCTCCATCAGAGTTTGATATTAAGTTTTTCTATGCGGGTAAACAAAATCCAAATATACCCCCAATAGCAACTTGTGTTTTACAGAGCATTCAAGTAAATTATGCGCCAAGAGGATGGACAGCATATGAATCAATCGGTGATAACGATCCAGCGTTGGGTAGAACTGGTATGCCTGTTGCGATTCAAATGTCATTAGGATTTAGAGAAACAACATATATTACAAAAGAAGATTTTGATATTGGAAGCCCTTCTGTTGCTGGTAAAGTTGTTACGAATTACGACTGGTCAAAATAAATGGCAAATTTTTTCAATTATTATCCACTAACATTTTATACAGTTGATGCAAATACAACTAGCCTTGACACTGTAACAAATATTATATCTAGGTTTGCTTTTGAAAATTCTTTAAAAGAAAATTCTGCAGCTTTCTACAAATACGATATCAAAGACACTGATACACCGGAATCAATAGCATCAAAGTATTATAACAATCCTGAAAGACATTGGATAGTTTTGTTGTTTAACGACATTATTGATCCACAGTATGATTGGCCATTAAATTATTCAAACTTTATTAAGTATGTTGATAACAAATACGCCGCCAATGGGGCATCAAATACCACAGTTCAATCTGGTCTTGCATGGGCACAAAGTATAAACAATGTTCACTCTTATTATCAGGTCAATACAAGAACTGTTTCAACTTCAACAGCAGATAAAAAAACTATTACAGAAAAAATTCAAATAACAGCAAATTCTTATGCCAATGTAATTCAAACTACTCAAACATATACTTTACAAAATGGTGCAATCGTAACTGAAAAAGTTACAAAAGAAAAATTAAACTATTATGATTATGAGATGCAAGTGAACGAATCAAAAAGAACAATCAAGTTGTTAAAACCAGAATTTGCCGGATCTGTTGTGGAAGAGTTTAAAGAAATTATTAATCCATGAACGTAATTGAATCTACTCAGTTTAGAGTAACGGAAATAGTTGTTGTCACTAAAGGTGGTCCTATTGATGTTACCAATATGTTTGAAGAATTGAATCTCTACGATTCATTGTTTCTTCCTATACTTTCTGGTAATATTATTATTACTGATGCTATAGGATTATCTAAAAAGTTGACATATGATGGTTCAGAAGTTATTGCCATTACGATTAAAAAGGATCAAAACTCTGAAGATTTGACATACAAGAAAGCATTTAGAATCTATAGTCAATCAGATAGAAAGAATTTAAACCAAACAAGTGAGGCATATATTCTTCACTTCGTTGCCGATGAGTTTATTTTTTCAGCACAACAGAGAATTAATCAGAGTTATGAAACAACGTATTCAAAAGTTGCTGAAAAGATTTTAACAAACTATCTTCAAATACCAGCAAGCAAACAAGGTATTCTAGAAGATAGTTTTGGTATACGTAAGATAATTGTGCCTAATTTACAGCCTTTGGATGCCATCGATTGGTGTGCCAAACGAGCAATTGACACAAAAAATGCACCAGACTTTTTGTTCTTCTCAAACATAGTTGGATATAACTTTTGCTCATTGTCAAAACTGCTGATTAAGCCTTCTATTTTGGATATTAACTTTTCTCCAAAAAACATTGAAGATAATAATGACTTTTATGAGATGACAAGTGCCAGAAGTTATGAAGTTATAACACAAAATGATGTTGTTGATAAAATTTCTTCTGGTGTAAATGCAGGCCAGTTTATAGGTTTTGATCCACTGACTAGAACTATGGGCTCAACACCGTTTACTTTTGATTCTCACTATTCATTAGTCGAGCATGGTAACAAAAACTCTATGGCATCAGAGATACACAATAAAAATAAAACATCTAATTTTACAACATATGATTCACGTAAAGTTTTAAGCATATTTGGCGCAGCAAGAAAAAACAGTAACTATATTAAGAAATATGATCCTACATCAATTTCAAAAGTAGAAACACAAGAGTTGTCTATCTTCCAAAGAAAAGCAATCTTGAATAATCTGATTGCAAAAAGATTGAAGATTACCATGCCAGGTAACTTTAGTTTGTCATCAGGATTTAATGTGAACTTTAGAACTCAAGGCTTTGGTATGAAAACCAAAGGTGATAATGAGACAGAAGATTTAACTGTAAGTGGTAAATACATTATTACTGGCACTAGACATATCATTGGTTTAACCAGACATGTTACAATAATTGAAGTTGCATCCGATTCAACAAATAATCCAGCACAATATGTAAGTAATCCTCTTGCTAATAAAGTTCTGGAGAAATATTAATGAACAAAGATTTTGCTGGTCAGTATGGATTTATTTGGTGGATTGGTGTTGTTGAAGATAGACAAGACCCATTAAAACTAGGTCGTTGTCGTGTTCGTTGTATTGGTTGGCACTCAGATAACAAGATGCAATTGCCAACTAATATGCTGCCTTGGGCTATGCCAAGTGTGCCAGTGAATACACCAAATGTATATGCACCCAAAGAAGGTGATATGGTGTTTGGTTTTTTTATTGATGGAGAGAACGCACAAGAGCCTGTGCTGTTAGGTATGTTTCCAAGTATACCTTTGAAGGCTGCAAACAGACAACAAGGATTTAACGATCCAAGAACAACTGCTGAACTTGCTGCTGCACCAGTTAAACCATATGAGTCGGCAATTAATTATCCACGCAAGTTAGATGAGCCAACGACATCAAGACTTGCAAGAAACGATTCAGATTATCAATCAGAGATTGTAGCAGCAAAGAAGGCAAAGAAAGCAAGTAAAGTAGAGCCAGATTCTTACTATGCAGCAAAGTATCCATATAATAATGTGTATGAATCTGAGTCTGGTCACGCACTAGAGTTTGATGATACAAAAGGCGCAGAACGAGTTCATCTTTATCATCGTTCAGGATCATACACAGAGTGGGCGCCAGATGGTTCACGATCAGAGAGAATACAAAAAGATAAATTTGAAGTCGTTATTGGCAATGAGCAAGTGTATGTAAAGGGTGATGTTACTATTTACATTGATGGAAATGCTACCGTAGATGTTGGCAAAAATGCTACACTTAAAGTTGATGGAAATTTTCAAGCAGACATTGGTGGAACTTGTAAAGTAACATCTGGTGGTAACATGACATTTAAGGCACCTAGAATTGATCTGAACTAATATGGCACATGAGTTTGTTTTACTTGTAAATGGTGAGTTAAAGACTTATCATAATTATGAAGATATACCAGAAGAATTTGACAATGTAATTAAATTTTTGCCAGAAATGCCTCCGGCGCCACATACACATGATGAGCATGATGAAATGTCTTTATGGAATAAAAGATTACAACAATTAATGGAGAAAGAGCGTGCCCGCAGCGACAAGAATAGGTGATGCAGATGTAGCACATTGTTCTGGTATGGTCAGAGCAGCAGGATCGCCTAACGTGTATGTTAATGGCATACCTTGGTCTAGACAAGGCGATGTTAATACCGTACATTTATTACCGGGTACGCCGTGTCCACCACACGCTGCACCAATAGCATCCGGATCATCTACTGTAAAAGTTAATGGAATGGGTGCTGGTCGTGTTGGAGATGCTATATCCGGATGCACTTCGGTAGCAGCGGGTTCAGGTAACGTCTTTGCTGGAGGCTGAATAAATAAAAGATGGCAACGACAATAACATCAAATAATCCACGAATTGATTCCCAAAGAACTTATAGAGATTTGGATTTGAACTTTAATGCTCATCCAGTAAAAAAGGATGTTACAAAATATTTGGATGAATATGCAGTAATCAATTCTGTAAAAAATCTTGTTTCTACGAATTTCTACGAACGACCATTTCGTCCTGAGCTGGGAAGTGGCGTTCGTTCACTTTTATTTGAAAACGTAGACCCAATTATAGCAGCACAAATAGAGAGAGCAATCGCCGAAGTAATCAATAATTATGAACCTAGAGTTAGAATATTGGATTTAAATGCCACAGCATACCCTGACGATAATCTTTATAATATGAAGATGACTTTTATGATTATAAACAATCCTAATCCTATTACTATTGATTTCTTCTTAGAAAGAATTAGATAAAAAAATGGTAGACAGACTAAGAGTAACTGAACTTGATTTTGATACAATCAAGCAAAATTTAAAAACATTTCTAAATCAGCAATCAGAATTTACCGACTATGACTTTGAGGGTTCTGGTCTATCTGTTCTGTTGGATATTCTTGCTTATAACACTCATTACCAAGCATACTATCTAAACATGATTGCCAATGAAGCATTCATGGATACAGCATTACTTCGTGATTCTGTGATATCACACGCCAAAACTTTAGGATATGTTCCATATTCTCGTAAAGCATCAAGAGCAACCATTAATTTTACAGTTAATACAACTTCAAACGCCGATTCTTCATTAACAATACCAAAAGGATATAGATTTCTTTCGAATGATATAGATGGTGTCTCATATGGCTTTGTGACTTTAGAACAAGCAACAGTAACTAAATCGAATACAAATTTTGAGTTTATAGAGTTGCCCATCTACGAAGGACAATTAACAAGTTATACTTTTAATCAAAACAATGCTTCAAATCCAAAACAAATTTTTACATTGCCCGATAGTTCAATAGATATTTCTACAATAACTGTTTCTGTTCAATCTTCATCATCAAATACAGACTTTTCTGTTTATACTTTGGCTACAGATTCATCGGAAACAACTACGGAATCTTTCGTGTTTTTTATACAAGAATCTAAAGCGCAGCAATATCAAATTTATTTTGGTGGTGATATTATAGGTAAAAAAATTCCTGATGGTGCAGTTGTAACAGTAACATATCTAGTGACAAATGCTGATCTTGCAAATAAAGCCAATAATTTTGTTGCCACTTCTTCTTTGTCAGATTCTTTAGGCAATTCTCAATCCAACTTTGTAGTCGGACCCATTAGTGCTGCCGCTGGTGGCGCAGAGCGTGAATCTGTAGATAACATTAAATTTTCTGCACCACTTCAGTTCACGACACAAAATCGTTTAGTCACTTTTAAAGATTATGAATCGTATATTAAAAAGGCTTATCCTTCCGTAGACTCCGTTTCTGTTTGGGGTGGTGAAGATGAAACGCCTCCTACTTTTGGTAATGTGTATCTCTCTTTAAAACCAAAAGAAGGATATTATATTTCTGATGGAGAGAAAAGGAGAATTATTGATGAAATTATCAAACCAAAATCAATTGTGACAGTAAATCCTATAATTCGTGATCCAGAGTTTTTGTATTTGGTAATAGAACCCATCGTTTCGTATGATCAAAGAAAAACCACTTTAACCGAAGAACAACTTAAAACGGCAATTAAAAATGCTGTTCTACTTTACAAAACAACATATCTAGATAAATTTGATTCAAAATTAATTATTTCCAAATTACAAGATCAGATTGACTCTGTTGATACAAATTCAATTATAATATGATAATAAT